TTAACAGATTCAAAGTCTGCCGTCCTACCATTAAACGACTCAGCACTACCTCTTTTGATGTCGCCTAATTCAGCCATCATTTATGCCTCACCTCTGCCCTTACTATCCCGTTATCACGCCATGCCTTAATGTCGTGCTCGTTTGTCTCTCCATGAGCTTCAACCGCCCGAGAATCCCATAGACATTCAATAACTAAATCTGCCACTAGAGATTTAACCGCTTCCCTTTCATCGTAAGGCTTCATTCCTCTAGCTTAATCTCCTCAACAGTAAATACCCACCAGCCATCTCTCATCTGCATTACCCGCACTTGATAGCCTTCCTTTTTAAGCATTTCAGCCAATCTATTAGCCATTGATAGCGTCTTTTTAGGACGGTGGTGGGCTGCTCTAAGTCTTTCCTTCATTCACCCTTTAATCTCCTCTAGCTTCTGCTTTAGATACAGCTCAATAGCCTTGCGGTCTGGACTGCCCTTTTCATTTGCTCTTGCAAGAAGCATCTCAAACTTCTCCCGCCTTAAATGCTCTGCAAACCACCAGCTATGTTCTTCTGGATTAGCGGTCAGATATAAATGACAGCCTGCGCAAATTCCCGCTGCGTTATCTTCATCCCACCTGACATTGAGCTTCGCCCTCCCCCAGAAATGAGAGCATTGAAGTTCCATATATGCTGGACGGGTAGAACCATCTTCCCTTGTTGTGTCGTGCTTCTGAGCCAAGCAACGCTCACAACCACCTACTCTTTGAATAGCCCTTCGCCTGATATATTCAGAGAATAGCCTGTCAAGTTTATCTACCCGTATCTTCTTCACCTTATATCTTCTTATTAAGCCAAATTAGTAGCACTGCGATTAAGCCAATCATCATCCCTATAACAAACCATCCCCAACTCCATTCCATCCTTTCTTGTGTATCTCCCTGAATTTCACCCATTCTTCAAAGGCTGTGAGCTCATCATTAATGGCAAAGAAGATAGGGATATGCAGCTTTACGGCATCTTTAACCTCACCATCAGCACCATTTGATTCACCCGTTAACCTTAGCAAGACATTGCAATATCTAAGCCACACCCTATCAATCTCTATCCAAGTCTCCCAGGGTTTCGGTGATACCTTGTCCCAGTAGTGGCTCAAGTGAGGGACGAAAGGGATATATCCCATCTCTAATAATCTATCGGCAACCTTTAATACCCTTAGAGTGTTTTGCTCAGGATCACTTGAATAGGGTGCAGCGATATATATTTTTATTTTTGCTTCCATTTCTCAATCTCGCGACTGATATAAAACCAGCCTATCGTCGGTGCTGCTATGCTGATATACCAGAGTGGCACCTTGAGTTCAGTAAACACCTCAATACCTGCGCCAATAGCAAGGAAGATAGTATTTACTATCGCCATCCATTGCCTTACCCACGCTTTAGGGTCTCCGTTAGTTTTAACTTCTTCTTTCTGTTCAGCCATCTATCTCCTCCTTCTTTATCTCCTTTACTGGATGCCAACCAGCCTTTATTAGCCCACGATTTCCTAATAATTCTCTTTCTTCATCCTTTAGCCAGCACCTCTCAGCTATTATAGCCATTAGTGCCCTAGTTTCGTCATTATCAGCAACAATATCCCATATTGCATCCTCCAATGTATAAGGGGCAGGTGGAGCAGGATTTTTAGAATCAGGCACTCTAACCTTTATCCCTTTATCAGTTATTGCGACCTCTATTCCACCTTGCTTTTCTGCCCTTGCCCAAAATTCCTCAGTCATTTGCCCTCCTCTGGTATCTCGCTATGCTTCTCGGCAATATAATCTGCTATCATCTTTTCAAGTGATTTCAAATCTGGTGCTTCCTTCATTATCATTTCAAGGTCTTTTATTACTGCCTTGAGGGTTTCCTTGTCCTGTGCTGAAGCTACTTGTTTTACAAATTCATCATTAGTTAATCCCCTTCTCATACCAGTTACAGGGTCTAGCCTTAAAGCATTGGTAATAAACTCTCTGCGCTTTCCCTCTGTCAATAACCTTAACCTTTCCGTCATTTCTTTACCCCCCATTCTTTGAGTTGGGCTCGCCAACTATCTATATTAAAATTGCAGTAGTCCTTATCCTTACCTTCTAGGAAATAGAGGTGCACAAAGTCCACCACTTCCTTGTAGCCTTCCTTTCTACCTGCATCCTTGCCTGCTTCGTATGCCTGTTGTGATTCTATCTCTCTGTCTACTTGCCCTTCTTTATAACCTGCCCCAAATGAGATTTCAGCTTGGGTTTCTAGTGCTTCTACAATTTTAGAATCTGATACACCAGCACAATGCAAACCGTCAAGTGCAGAGTGTTCTAAGGGTATTACTGTGTCTTGCCACATTTTGCCCTCCTTTATTCATCGCTTCCTAAAATAAACTCAGCCCCTTTCACTAAACGAAACTTAAACTCAACACCGTTGGGATTCTCGCCTTCCACAGCCCAATTTTTCGCCTTGATTATTTTCAATGTTCCCGCATCCATTGATAAATATAATCTTGGCTTCTCCAAACTAAATTCAGCACCTCTCCCAAGTTCTGCCCCCTTCTTTTTCTGCAACGCCACAATCGCAACGCCTTTATTCAACTTGTCGAAGATTGCCCTTAATTCCTCAGCAATACGGTAATACTCCCCAGAGGTAATCTCTATGTAATCAATGATATTTATGTCATCAGGATAGATAACATCAGCAAAATTTATACTCCGTTCTCTAGCATCAAACTTCCACTCAATATTTCCAAACTTGGATAATCTTAGTTTCAATTCCTCTGGCCCCATCTCGCTGGAGTAATAGTGAATCTTGTATTTATCCATGTTCATCTTTATAAGGTTAAGTAGGAAAGCAGTCTTCCCAGCGTTCGGTGCACCAGCTATGACAGCTTCATTCTTCGGATACATAAGAGCATAATTCTCTAACTCAAACGGCCAACTTAAAGGGACTGTATCTGAAATATCAGCAATTTCCCATTCAATAACAGGAGATTCATTCTCTACCCGCCTATACCAACCTGCCCCTTTTTGAGGAATTCTGATTAAAACACCAGCTTCAACTAGCCTGCTTAAAGACTGATTGCAGGTTTTTTTAGCTTTGGTTGTAGATAATTGTAGATAGTTGTAGATATTTGTAGAAGATATGTAGCCGTTTGTAGATGTTAAATACTCTGCTGTTTCCTCTGCTATGTTCCTAGCTGGGTCAGCTTTGAAGGTAATCTCGGTTTGCGCTAATGCCTGGTCAATATCCTTGACATAGCCATTATTCATAGCTAAAGCCTTAATGAAGTCCCTTACCTCAGCTAGGCTATATCCTAGAGCTTTCTGCCCTTTAACAAACCTCTTTAAGTCAAACACTTAATATCCTTAATATATATAAGAAAGAAAGACCCCTCATCCCCTAAGACCCCACCCCCCTTGTGGTTGGTTTACTATTAGAGGGTGGTTTATCAAGAGACTCTTTAATATCTTTTAATAGAAAGAATATCTCTTTAAGAAGCTCCCTGATGTCCATTAACCACGCTCGTTCATCTTGTTCCATTAAAGCTCCTTACAAAAAGAAGAGCCTATAAAGATAGACCCCTCACACTCACAAGATTTAATGCTACTCACCTAACCCCCATTCTTTGAGCTTGGCTTGCCACAAATCTTCAAAATTCTCAAAAGGAAACCATTTACCTAGATAGGTAAAACCCATTGACTTTACTGCCTCCACCACTTCTTTCCTGCCCTCAGCCTTGCCAGCCTCATGGACTTCTGAGCATAAATTCCTGATACTGTCTACTATCTCCATCATTGGTCTTGCTATTGGCTCAGCCATCTTTACCCTCCGCTTTGGCGAGTGCCTCATTGAGCTTTAGGGATATACCTGACACTACCCCATTAGTGGCATCGTATTGAGTAAAGATTTCTCGGGCATCCTTCAACGCCTCATACAAGTCTGGTGCTGCTGCTATAAGGTTGGCATTGGCAATACAGTGTTCACCACTAGGAATAAAAGCAATGTTAGATACCCCTTTGCTATCTTTGATTAGTTGTATGTCACCCTCATCCCAAGAAACCCAACCTTTGTGAGATTTCCATTCCCCTTTAGTTATTCCCATTACTCCTCCTTTATTTCTTTGCCTCCTCTTCAACAGTTAATTGAGTAAGCAGAATGTCAGCGTTAAGTTTGGTCAGTTCTCTTGGGAAGCCTCGCTCTTTCATAATCTCGGCAACCCTCCCTTTATCAAACTTAGCTAAATCATCCTTTTGCTTTTGAGTGGCAAGCCCGGGTGCAGTAGGATTTACTTTATGGCTAGTCGCTGCCTCAGCATCATCATCCTCAGTAGATATGCCCACGATTGCTGCGAGACTATATCTCCTGGCGTATGTTATAGCCGAGCCTTGTCCTTGTGGGTCTTGCTTAATAGGCATTAACGGCAAGCACCCCTTAATCCATTCTCCGCTTTCGTGCATTAAGACTGTCTCTAGGTTCGTCTTACCTTCCCTATCATCTGCTATTTGGGTAATAGATAGCCCATTATCAGTTAATGGTTTACGGCATACCTGCCAAATTTCCAACAGGTTGGCATAAGAACTTTTGAAGAAAGGATTAACCTGCCCCTTTACGGCTGGTTGTAATTCAGCCTGAACCTTGACTAACGCTTTTGCTAGTTCCCCGATTGTTTCTGACTTTTCCATTAACCACCCCCACTACAAACTTCATCTCTTATCTCACCGATCCAGTCGGGGTAGTTGTTTAGCATAGCCATGTGCTCATCACCTTGGGCTAGTTGATAAACCTCATAAACAGCATCAAAGAAGTTCAGGCGTGAAAGATACCAAAAGCCCAATACTTCCTCTATGTGCTGGATTATCCGCTTCTTCTCCTCTGCTTCGTGCTTATCCTCAACCTTCCTATCAACCGCTTGGTCTGCTATTTCACCTTTCATTGCTACCTCCTCTTGTCTTACCAACTCCCGGCAGAAAACCTCTCTTCTAGTGCAGTCCGAGATTCCTCTAAGATGGATATACCCATCTCTGCTTCAAGTGCCTCAAAAAAGTAACTAACCCAAGAAGCTCGCTCATCTTCGGGGAGTCCATAAATCTCTTTCACTGTATGGTCAAGAAGTTTCGCTAATTCTCTATAAGTCATTTCACCTCCTCTTTAATCTCACAACTGGCCTTCTGGCGAAGTACTCAACAGTCTTATCGCCAGCGTGTTCTGCTAAACTACGGATTGTCTCCAACACCTGTGCCATCGTTCCTGATATTCTAACTACTAACATCGGCTCTCCTCCTTCTGATAAAGCTCCATTATCTCCATCCACTCCAGTAATCTCTTCTTGCATAGCCTCCCCTTTTGCTCAAGCTGGAACAGTCTTTCTTTCTCGGCTTTCGTCATCGCTCTCCTCTAAGATGGGGCTGAGTTCCCTTGCTGCCTTAGCGTGTGCGGTAACCTCAATAATACCCATAGCGAGGTTTACGAGTGCTTCGGGGGTCATAGAATAGAGAGAGAAGTCACCGCCCCCTCCGTAGCTGTTTGCTGTTAAACTACCCATTCCATCAAAATCAATCGTTAGGGAATACTTGTTCGGTTCGTCGCCTTCAGTAACTCTTACCTTGATTCTCTTGCCGTTCATGTCTTCTATTGTTTCCATTTGCCCTCCTTTTGGCTGGCTAGCACCCTTCATCTATTAAGGCATCACCAGAACTTAAGTATGCCACTAGCCAGCCTTTTGTTTATTCAAATATGTGCTCTCGACCTAAGCACCGGGGATTTCATTTCACCTCCAAGAGTTCCTGTTTGGTTATTTCAAAGACAATATCAGCCTTTTTACCACTATGTAGTAGCCACTTACTCCCATCAAAACTAGGAACAAGCCCTCGTTCCCATAAATCTACTACTGGCTGATAGGGATATACCCCTTTTTTGTGTTTAATATATTTCCACTCTTTGATATTAGGAAATAGCCTACCAATATACGCCCCGACGCTATCCCAGACGCTATCCCCGACGCTAGCCCCGACGCTATCCCAGACGCTATCCCCGACGCTAGCCCAGACGCTATCCCTGACGCTAACCCAGACGCTAACCCTGACGCTAGCCCTGACGCTATCCCAGACGCTAACCCCGACGCTAGCCCTGACGCTAGCCCATTCTTTAAGTAATGCTATATCGCTCTTTGTCGGTTTAACCTTTCTTGATAGGGGATTGATAGGGTTAATAGCTTTGCTATATTGCCAGCCAAACAAAGCGTCTAAATCCTTAATTTCTTCCAAGATGTATAACTCTGTAAACCCCCACTTTGTTTTATCCCCACAGGCTGGCTTCCCTTCAACCCTATAAGCTGAACAAGGAATCCTAGCCCCCACGAAACAGTCATTGGAATTTTTACTTGCGTGGATTACTCCTCTTGAGCAAACCCCTAGCTTCGGGTTAGGGTTGGGGCATTTGACAACCTTGCCTATAAAATCACGATAATTGATAGTTTTACCTGTGTAGAAATCCCAACCATCTGTGCGAGCTAATTTATAAGCCAATACTTTTCTCATTTCACCTCCACCACTTTCTTCATCCCCTTCTCTACCCCTTGCCGTTCCCCTACCTTGAATGAGATTTCAGCTTGAACAATTCTATCCCTCTGAGATTCAGGTAATCCTGCAATCTTTTCCCATTCAGGTACGGACAAGCTACCTATAGCTATTGTCATTCCTCTATCAGTTAATACTGTGTCTTTAGCTTCCATTATTGCCCTCCTTTTTATTCATCGCTTCCCTCCCTGCAATCTCGCCGACGGTATGTATTTCCTGGATACTATGACTCCGGGGATGTTGGTGATACCTGACCTCACCCGGGTTCGTATCTTGGGCATCGATGGCTCGCAAAGATCCCTGGGGACAAGGGTAGGATCAACGATCTGAATATCATAATCGTCCCGGTATGTCACACTTCCTAGATTAGTGCGTGATGTCTTGGGTAACTCCGGGGCGACTGGCTCGGCTAACGGCTGGATAATCTCGCCGGTATCCTTCGCCGCGGCGATGCGCGCCGCTTCCCGGGCTAGCACCGATAACCTGGCTGCCTCTATTACTGCTGCCTGATCTGCGTGGTAGTGGTTAAGCGCCCTATTAAGAGCATTGATGCCGTTGCTCAGTTTGTCGACATAGGGCTTGAAAAGCTCGATGATTCTCTTCTTGGACTCATCTAAAGGGCGCGTGAGATCCTTTCGTTTCTCCTCTGCTTGTTTGACAGCAAACTTGGCAGATATTAATAAGTCCTCTGCCTGTTTCTGCTCCTGTTCGTTGGTGACATGAGGATTATCAAGCCACCTTAATAGTATTTCTTGCTGGCATTCCAATTCTTTAACTGCGGTTTGTGGGTTGTCAGATGTGTCTATCATTTTAAGCCTCCTTAATTTTAGCCATTAAGCTCCATTAACTGCCTGAAATTCTGTGCTGCCAATGCTTGCTCTCTAGTTATGCGGTAACTCCTCATTATGTAATCAATACTATCGCCACATTTCAGCATACCTTTAATAGAAGTAACTGGGATTCTAGTGCCTCTAATGCAATACGCACCGAATTGGATTCGCGGGTTGCGGCTGATTAAACTTTTAGGCTTCATTCCTCTAGCCTCTAGCTTCTGCTCAATTTCTCAATCGCTCTATCTAATATCTCCGCCCTCTGTTCACAATGCTTATTCATCATAATTAACAGCGGGTTTGTCGGCTCGCTATCATCGGTATTTTCTGCCCACTTGCAATCACATTCCTGCCGGTATGCCCTTAAAATCCTCAAAGGGTAATCTTCATCGGGTGTTCCATCTATGTGTAAAATTGGTTGTTGTGTTAATTCTGGTAGTTTCATTTAGCCCTCCCTTGTTTATTTTTCAAGGCATCTTTCGATTAAATCGATTAAATCTCCAATGGGATGAACCCACTCTAAAGTCAGTCGGTTAATCGGTTCGCTGAAGATACGAGCGCCATATTGCTCACGGAACCAAAGCGACATATCTCCGTAGGTTTTGAATCCATCAAGTATTGCCTCTGAAATCATTATGCGCAGAGGGTGTGATGCTTCAGGGTGACAAAAAATACGCAGTTCCTTCTTGACTATCTTGGCAAGCCCTAGAATTTCCCGCTCCTTGCTTCTTGGCTTATAGACTATTTGAACAACCTCGCCTATATACCAATCTCTGTCTTTGCGAGGAAAACGGAATGTTGTGAATTGAGGATTGTTTAGCTTATCCCAATGATGGGAGAAGCCTAGAACACGACCCTTTTTGAAGGCACCCTGATTAAAAGTCAGGTGCTCTATCCTATCTGAGCTAACGGCCCGATTGTCTTTTAATGGGTGTTTCATTCTTCTATCAACACTAATTTTGCTGGTACACCATAGACATCCCCTATATTCGCTCTGACAGGTAGGGCAATGTGTGTAACTTTAAGTTTCTTTTCCCTGGCTTCATCAATCTTATCTTTTATAGAGGCATATGGTATTTCATAGCATAAACGATAAGGAGATTCGTTATCTTCAGGCGGATAATGAATAGGAACACCCGTTTTACTTTTTGAGGAACTCATTGATTGATTCTCCTGTAACCAATACCATGCCATATTTCCTGACTTTTCGTAGATTCCCGACTTTTATATGGTAGTAAATAGTCTTCGTATCTCTATTAAGCATCTTTGCTGTTTCGCTAACGGAATGCAAATCATTCCTTTTGAGTGTCTTGGTAAATAGTCTCTGAGGTATCCTTCTTAAAGTTTCTAGTTTCATGTTGGGATAATTATACAAACCCCTGTTTTATTTGTCAAGCCCCCTGCCGATAAACAAAGAAAATTGCCCCCATTTCTGGAGGCTAATTAAAGTTTGCTTTAACAACATTCATTCTTATTAAAGGAATCGCTTATTTAGTTTAATTACCCATCCCGGGTATTATCTTACCCATATTGAGTAACGTGGAGTATATGTTCGTCAGATGGAGTGGAAGTAGTGGCAAAGGCTAAACGCCTTGTAGCGTTGATTATTCAAGGGGAAGTTGGCTTATTCTCAGGGACTTCGCCTTTATAAGCGTCAGGGACTTCCTTTTTCTTTGGTGATGGAGATTCGGCAGTTAAAAGAGCCTTTACCAAGCAGGCATGGCACATATACTTTACTTCATTTATGTTGCCATGAGGAAAGGTTATTACTGCGAACGAGCCAACCTCGCTGCCACACCGGTGACACTTTCCTTTATTGCGTCTATACAATGGCGGGTCTTTTCTTCTCATATCACTCCTAATACATAAGCTAAAATAACAGACATTAAAATAAGAACCACCGCTAATATCCCAGCTTGGTAGGCAAATTTGTTTCCGAGCTTCCCGACTGCTTTGTCCATACGAGTTATTTTCTTGTCCATAGTAGGCAGGTGGTTGTCCATAATAGCCTTGACATCCGCCTTGAGTTCGTCCAAATCGCCTTCTCTGGGGCACTTAAATTCATTTTCCATCGCCGTCCATCCTTTTTAATACTCTTATTTCCCCCTCGATTTTGAGGGCTTCCTGGAGTAGCAATTCTCTTTGGTGGTCTAGTGCCTCTATTTGAACCATTCCCTTTTCCCCTAGAGCTTCGCGAATTATCTGTTGCTTTTGCGGACCTATGAGATTCGTTCTATCCACCACTTCCTGCTGCCTTTTCTTTGCGTCTGCTAGTTCCTGCTTTACATTCATACTTTCTCCTCTAAATTATCCACTTTGTCAGCTAATTGCCTAATTGCTCCAGCAAGTAATCCCATCATATTGCCTAAATCCATAAACTCGCCTTCCTTTACCTCATCGGGTACAGTAGCAATATCTATTAAGTCTGAATCTGCTTTGGCTTTTATTTGCCTGAGTAGCCCGATATCATCATGCTTTTGGAAGGTACTCCAGTCCTTAAAACGCAGATGATTAACATAAGCGTAAAGCCAGTACTTTGTGCTTGTTCCCAAATATTCATCACCTGTATAGGGCAATAAATCGGCCACTGCATAGATACTCCCTATATTTGGGCTAATCCAGATATCCCCACCGCTTGTATAAAATGTGAGTCCAGAGGCACTTTCATATATGTAACCTTCTTTTGTGCCAGACTTAAATCTCAATAAATTCGCACTACCCTCAAACTTTATGCCGTCTCCATCTATTTTTACATCTCCAGCACCAGCATAAATTGCCCCATCGCTCCCTACATAGCATTGTATTGTTCCCGATTTAGTGGCTCTTGTGGTCAGGGCATTATTAACCCCGTAGATATTGATGCCGTGATCAGCGTCTATCTCTACTCCACTCTCGTTGTACCATTCGCCATCTTTTTCTGTTGTTGACAAGAGAATATGCCCTGCTGATATGTCGGTTGCAGCAACTAGCCCATAAGTTCCCGTTGTAACCTGGTCGAGTAAAACTAAACCACCTGCTGTTAATGCTGCACTCTGGACCCGCTGGTAAGTTCCCCCATCATCAATATCGTCAAGGTCTCCTGAAATCTGAGCGAGAATAACTATCCCCTCAGCGGTTAATTGAGTGCTTAAAATCCTCTGGTAAGTGTCGCCGTCATCAATGTCGTCTAGTCTAATATGATTGGCATACAGCGTATCAACTGAAAGCCTCTCAAAGTAAGCACCTGTGTCGCTGTTAATCTCGATGTCGTTTAATAACTTCCTGACCGTCAGCCAGTCCCCGAAGCTGAAAGATAATTGATACTTCCCCGGGGAGTATGTTCTTGTTAATGAGCCAATGTTCCCTGTCCTACTATCATCTTCCCTCTCATCTGTCACTTTCACATAGTCAAACACTTCCGCGCCAACATTCATCGGGACATTGGCGGCACCCATCTCAGCGTTTAATTGATATTTGGAAAGGATCGCCTCTGCTATGTCCTCAGCCTCGTCATTACTTTGCAACCGCATCTGGCGGTATTCTGTTTTAGGCAAGAGTGCATAAGAAGTTGGGTCGGTTTTATTGCCAGAGTATTGAGGATCATCATCGGTTCGGCTTTCTACAACGACTTTGTTCGGTATGACCAGGGTTTTTCTGTAGGCTTTAGCGAAGAAGCTGTGATATGTGTCCGCTAAGCTATACTCATAGTCAAATACCTCTCCGCTCGTGGTTGGTTCAAGAATATGAATCTTCTCATCGCCGCCGTACCTTATAACACATTTGGTATAATCCAATAACCTTCTTATCGCGGCTAATCTGCTCCCGTTCTTGTAAATCCTGAAAGAATCTTTTGGCTGATAACTGTCAACCAGACTATCCTCAGAATCCCACTCTACGGTGTAGGCTACGCAATCGCCAAAGGCGGTCATAGAGGTATCTAATATGTCGTTGATAATATCCTTGACTGTCTTACTATCGTCTTCATCCGGTACGTAAGATTCGCTGGCTCTGTCCTCTGCTAACATATTAGGAATACCCACCATGGTTAAAGTGCAGGTCAGCTTTCCTTCGGATGAATCTAATTGCTCTGCTATCACCCAAAGAGGAGCAGCATCGGAGAACTCTTCACCGTCTTCGGTGATTAAACCCCAGGATAAAACAGCCTTGTATCCTTTCAAATCTAAATCGGTAAAATACCCATCAGAATTATCGCAGACTAATTTGCATGAAGCCCGATAAGGCTCTTCCTCATGGCTGAGACTAAGGATAACATCTTCCCTCAAGGTTACAGTCGTTGCCCCTTGTGTAAGAGTGATTTTAACAATAGGGTCGAGCGAATCCTTCTTCTGATATGCTTCTAACTTAGTGGCAGATAAGTCCCTCATAATCCCGCTTTTACCTCAAAGTTGAATGTCGCTACGCTAGACTTAGCAGTTGCACCAGTGCCGTCAACAGTCCATACTTCACCTGGCCAACTCCCTTCAGGGCTGTCAGCGTCGGTATAGTAGAAATAATCAAACTCCCCGTCTTCATCGCCATTCTTTGTCATAGTTGCACCCAGAAGAGCGGAAGTCGTGTTAGTTGTTTCCTCATCTTCAGCAGTTAGAGCCTCGCCAGACTGCCATACACCAGTCACCCGCTGGAGTTCCAAAGTCGTACCATCGGGCATAGATATAATAACGCCTGTAGCCTCTGAAGTTCCGCCCGTTACAATATCGCCAGCAGTAAAGCCTGAACTGTCCGCAACACTAATATAACCCGCCTTCTGCACACCGTCAGGGTCGGCGATAATGACCTTAATTGAGCCCGTTGGGTCTGTAAGAGTTCTAGCCAGATTATAGACATAGGCTCTTATCAATACCGTTGACTTACTTATAAATTTTACAATGACATCAATTCCCATTTTATCCTCCGGTGATTGCTTTGATTTTTCGGTACAGTGTCGTTATCGGTCTAACCTTCCTGTATTGTGTCACTATCGTCTTGACCGTCCTGTAAAGCACCGTTATTGGCTTTATTGTCCTGTATTGCGCTGTCACTACCTTCACCATTAGAACCCGCCCGATTTCAACGAGAACACCAGTAACAGAAGTAACTCCAGCCGAAACACCTGCTAATTTATGCAGAACTTTAGTTGCTCCTGTAACCGCTGCCACGCCTGCCGCTGTTCCCGCTAATTTCTTGAGGATTGATGTAGCCCCAGTAACCGAAGCGACTCCGCTGACTATTCCAGCAATGAATTGTAGATACTCTACGAGTAAATTGCCTGTGACTGTGGTAATACCAGCAATAACTCCTGCTAACTTATAAATAATTGACAATCCCCCAGCTTCCTTTAAACGAAGGTTCTCAATATCTGTAAATATGTATATCCCCGCAACGCTGGCATTATAGGTATTAGCAACAAAGACATATCTATATCTGAGGTTTGCGTGTAATGGTCGAGTTAGGGTTGCAAGTAGGTTGGTTCTAGCACTATTAGAATAAATCTCGCAAGTAAAATCTGTCCCTACTTTCTTGATTATTAGATAGTACCAAGTGCTATAGTCAATATCATAGAAATCACTATAATACCTAACCCCGTTATTACATTCTGTCAATACCAGTTGGGAATGCGCTGCTCCTAGATTGTGGTTTGCCAACAGATACAAGAAACTCTTACTAGCTTCACACAAGCCATTAAAATCATCTATATCATTTGATAGAAGCCAGAGTGCTCCAGTACCACCCATATCAGCGGCAGCCACTATCCTGACATCTATCTTATGTCTAAAGTCGCCAAAATGGTCTATACCTTTGTCCTTATAGACATAGGCATCCTCGTTCTGCCAAGCGTCAAAGTCAACGTGGTTTGTACCCACAAGAATATGGCTATTAGGGTCAACCTCGGTATAGGTAGTGAAGTCTTCTTCCCACCAATTTGCTCTTCCAGCTATCACCCCTGCCAGATGTACGCTTCCCCTTAATTTGCCAAGAACAGAAGCCACTCCTGAGATAACCCCTACCAACTTATGGATAACTTTCAAGTTCCCTGATACCTCTTGAATATAAGTATATCTATAACAACAATCCTTATTTGAATCATCGTACCAACTTTCCGTTGAAGCATAGTAGCGCGCTTCACGTTCATCAGCTTTTACATCAGCAGCTTGGAAAGTAGAAACAATGTAATTAGAACCATCGCCTCCCGCATACTCATGCGAGATACGCACTTCTTCATTTATTATAGTAGGAGTAGCAAAAGTTACTTCCTCCCACTCTGTAGAAGTCAGTAAGTCACTTGCATCACCCCAAACCTCGGAGACTATTATGGCATCGTCAGATACTTTTCTGATTGTAAAAGTTATATCGCCAGTGGGATTTCCTACTTTCTTCATTACAAAAGCCAGTTTTGCAACCTTTCGGTCGCTGATAGTCAACCTCTGACCTGAACGAACGATAAATCCAGAATATAGAACCATAAGAGAATCAGCTAAAGTTTGTTCTTCAGTAAGAAATATATTTCCCCATCCGCACTTAATCAACCCAGCCAAAAATTTAATACCTGCTATACCTAAATAGCCAACTACAGAAGCGACTCCGTTGACGACTCCCGCAAGGTATTCAAAATAACCTTTGGTTAAGTTAGCTGTAACGGAGGCTACACCAGTAACAACTCCTGCCAGCCATTCAATAGGTTTTTGCAAATCAAGGTTCTCAATCTCCATTTGAGTATTCATATAATAACTGGGGTCGAAATGTGGTGTGCAAGCAGGATAGATATACCTGAATTTGTAATCTTCTTGTAGTGTCAGACTTAATGTGTCAAGCAGATTTGTCCTATCACTATCAGAGTAAATCTTGCAAGTAAGACTAGCGCCAACTTTTTTGATTGTCAGATAATACCAAGTGCCAAGAACGCCAGTAAAGGTATCGTTCTGACCACCACTGACATTATGCCATTCGCTGAGGATAAGTAAAGTGGCTGGGGGGACCTCGTATCCCTGACCTAGTTTGATAAAATTTTGAGAGTCAAGAATTAAATCATAATAAGCATCTACACTATTTGCTAAAAGCCAGAAACTTCCAGTAGGAAAACCAGCACTTTCATATACTCCTTTTATATCTATCCTATGCTCAAAGTCGCCGAAGTAGTCAACACCAAAATCTTTATAGAGATAAGTTTTCTCATTCTCGTAGGCATCAAAATCAATATGATTTGTGCCTACAAACTGTATGCGGTCATCTTCAGTATCAACTTCCTCATAAGTAGTGAAGTCTTCTACTGCCATAATCTAATCCTTAAAGGGGCAGCCACCCGACTACCCTTTAATCTTCAGTAATTTCTAAATCTCCAACAGCAAACTTAGCCGTATCACCAGAGTCTATGGTCTTGTTTGCCGTCAGGTCAGCCCAGTACAATAGATTCCCAGCACTTTCAGCGTCAAAGATACCGAAAGCCACTACTTCTCCCCAGGATGCTGTAGCTTCCACAAAGGTTATCTCTGTGCCGTTGGACTTTGCCCCTCCCGAAGCAGCAGGCCAGTTGGTGTCATTGTTGGTGACTGATTTTCGGACATAAGACCCACCTGTGACCTCAGTTCCCCCACCAGCATCGGTTGGTGCTACCGTGTAGAGAGCTATGTAAACCGTTGCCGGTGCTGAGTAAGCAGCATTGCCTAACACATGGTCTAATAACTCTAACTCCAAGAAATCTGATTTACTTCCAGCCATTGTTTTACCTCCTGTTTATTTACCTTGTTCCTATCCTTATTTTCCTGTATAAACTTGTGACCACTTTCACCTTCAACACCCTGCCCACAACTAGCAAGGTTGCATTGCCAAACGCCTCAGCAGAGGCAATCGCAACCGCTTTTATTCTTTGGTTTATCTTGGCAGTACCGAAACTCTCCAAAGAGGATATTGCACTGGCAAGTATTCTGAGGTTCACTTTCGGGCTTCCGAAAGCCTCAAGAGAGGAGATAGCACTGGCGAATATCCTTAAACTGAGTTTCGCAGTACCAAAGGCTTCCAAGCTTATAATGGCACTTGCGAGTATTTTCAAATTCAATTTGGTATCCCCAAATGCCTCTAATGATGCAATGGCACTCGGAGTCACCTTTAGATTTAGTTTGCTTGTGCCGAAGGCTTCTAAACTTGAAATAGCGTTAGGGCTTACTCCTAGATTTACCTTGTTAGTGCCAAAAGCTTCAGTGGAGTCTATTGAGCTTGGTGATAACAGACTTTCCCTACTCCCCCAAGTTATTAAATCGTCTCTTCCACTCTCATAAGATGCTTTTATCCAAGCGTCAGTTCTGGTAACATCTGAAACACGAATTTCATCTGCACTACCAATAAGATATTGAAGGAAGTTTGACCTATGGATCACTCCCAATGCGGATATGTCTAATGTCCAAGTTCCAGCTACCCCCCCAACTGTTTGTTTGTCTCCACCATCAGTAAAGATTGCAAGGTCTGCTCCATCTCTTGTGCCAGCTAAATAGTGCCAGGCATTGTCTGTAACTATCACTGTTCCTTCTATACTATCTGGCTGTGCAGCATCATTCTTAACATAAATGATGGCGTGATTTCCAGCGCTTTTTCGTAAAAGTATTTCTTGGATTTGATTCGCAAGATTAGCTTCAGCATACAATGTCCCCCAAGCTCCTGTGTCTGAGGTTTTCAACCAGCCTTCTAATGTAAAAGTTGTGCCTTCTCCAACTCCAATATCATCTACATCTATATAATCATCACCATCAAAGTCCTGTGCATCAGCTATCTTGCCACTTGCTTCTATTGGCTCATTAGCAGCTTTCTTTGTGCCATCGTTGTTGTTAGAGGTTGAATCATAGATATGTTCGTTATCCACTCCGTCTGCCATGTGATAGACACCCTTAAAGTTACCATCCCAAACATTCTGTGCAGGAGTGGAGTTCTTTATGCCTATATAAGCGTCATTATCAGCGTGAGTGTTATCGTAATATAAATAACCTACCGTATCTTCAGAGTCCGAGATTGCCCAACCGTCTCTGCTTACCCATAATTCCGCTTCCTCATTGACTTCGTCCCATTTCTCTATCTCACCATATAACTCGGTTATTCCGTCGGATTTTGTTATCGCTATCTTCTTTGAGTTAGCACCTACTTCGTCAAAGATGCAGGAAATATCATTATAGGTATATTTATATCTAACATCATAATCATTTCCATTGCCATCTTCGTCAGTCCAAGAGCCATCATAATAGGATAAGCCCTCACTTGCTTTGACATCTGTGTTTTGAAACCGAACATATACAGCGTTAAGTGTGTTTCCAGCTCCAGAATACTCACAACAAAGTCTGACTTCCTCATTGACAAGAACAGGAGTATCAAGGGTTACTTCTTTTTCACCACCAGGAATCCCTATATCACCAGCATCACCCCATACTTTACTGGCAAGGATAGTGTCGTCTAATTGCCTGATAGTGAATGTTACATCACCGCTAGGACTACCAACATCGTAAAGATTAAAGGCGAGGGTATATACCCTCCTGTTAGATATTGTTAATCTTTGCCCAACCCGTGTTTTATAACCACTATAAAGGGGATAAGCTGTATTAGACGATGTTTGTTCTTCAGTCTCCCCTGCACTTAAATGCAACCTTACAGCAAACCAATCTAAGGGAGAGTCTATATCGTTGTGGTCTATAGCAAACGGTATTCTTTTCCTAAATCCTGGTAGCCAAGCCATTTCACAGCTTAAATATCTTATTAGCTCCCGAGTCCCATTGGATGATAATGTCGCCTCCTGAAGGAGTTACAGGCAAGCCTGTTGCTGTGTCAATATAAGCTATTAACCTTGATGTAGATTCCGTGCCTGTATGCTTGTAAATTACCAAAGCCTCGGATTGGTCTCCACTTACGGTTGAAAAGGTCACATCGCCAGCGTCAGCCACACCCGCGGCTACCGTCTTGGAACTTAAAGCCCCACTTGTAGCCACCCTAGCCCCAGCGGGTATGTCGTCAAGATTATCGTGGGTAGCTAGATTGACTGTATAATCATCGGTATCTACCAGGATACATCGTATGTCGTCAGTGTCCCAGTCTATCGAGCCGTCTAAAAACCCTTCTCTTCCGTGGTCATATAAAGCGTTTGCCATCTTACCCCCTAATCCGTTGGATACTCCTCGAATCTATCAGGTACGACCAGTTTATTAAGCTCCGTGTAATATAGACTTAATTGAGCCAACCCCCACGATTGTAGATTCCCTGCTACGCCGACAGCTTTGTTGACTTTGTTTATCTTTGTTTGTGCTTTAGCAACGGCAGCCTGACCGCAAACACCTAGAACCAAGATTCTCTCTAAGTTAGGATTCAGCGTTGACGCTGTGTCTGACAGAGAGTGATATTCCTTACAATAGAGATAAACATTCGCAACCGCCGAAGGCGCAGTATCTAATTCTATTCTGAGAATATCCCCCCACACGGAGAACTGCCTGAATCTACGAGGCTGTTTATCCACCGGGTATTCCACCTCTTTGACTTCAAGTAAATCGTCTATTGAGCTAAGGTCAATCTCTCTCGATGATGCGACGGTCGTTACAGTTTCCTTCACCTCATAAGGTGAATACTTGGACATCTCGATAAGGCAGTCGTTGGTATAAACATCAAGCTCATCGTCAGTCCATTTATAGGCAACATCAGAGCCTTTCAGTTCATCATTGAGTTTTTGCCTTGCTATTGCTCTTATTCCAGAAAGTAATCTAGCCATCTTTACTCCTTCTTTACCGGTTTTTCGCAGTAATCAATAAGCTGTTCCTCAGTCATAGAGTCAGCCATCTCTGCTGCCTGTTCGCTGTAACTTCGTGGTGTTTCTCCGCGCTTCATTGACAACGCTATGCAAGCCAGTTTCTTTTGATCCTCCGAATAAGGCATTTATTTCCTCCTAAAAAATACCAACAAGGCAAAGTAGGCTAACAACTAATAATCCAACTAGGGAAATCGGTATCAGCCAACGGATGCCATCTAAGCCAGATTCCTTTTCTAAGTCACCCATATCACTCCAAATCTCTTTCATTCAATCTCCTCCTTTACTACCATGTAATAAGACCGTCACCTGAACGAGTCAGCGTGTGCGGTATCTTTACCTCTCTATGTTCTGGGTCTAAATGGAAAAACTTATTCTCAGGCGTGCTGAACAAACACACGCCATGAACCCCTACTCTTTGAGCCTCAGCCAAAACTTGCTCTGGTTTATCCACGTGCTCTAAGACTTCGCTCATCCAGACAAAACCAAACTCTTTATCTTTGAAATTCAAATGATGCGCATCCATCACTGTTACTCCCTCACCCTCTTTAATATCTATCCCCACATATTCTCCTAATTGCTCCAATGGCTTGCGATATGCCTGAATAACACCGCATCCGATGTCGAGAACTTTCTTAGGACTACAGACTTGAGGCAATAATAAAAGTCTCCAGGGCTGCACACCCTCCATGTTTCTAGGCTTCTTTAGCCTCTCCTCAATATCCTTTAAGGTTGGCAGCCAGTATTCCTCAAACACTTTAGGCTCATCGTACTCTAAGGCTTTCTTCCTGGCCTGGCGTTGCCTCTCTTCCATCTTCCCGTTCTTCCATAAGTTATAAGCCTGCTCAAGATATTCCAGAATCTCTTTAGGGTTACAGTTATATTCAAACGAGTCCTGTAGGTCCCACTGGGCAAACTGGTCTTTTAGCAACCACCCTCCGGATTGTATCTCTGGTTGAGCGGTATTATTAGCAACGATTGTCGGGCAACCGCAAGCCTGAGCCTCTAACGCTGGAATACCAAACCCTTCACCCTTAGATGGTAGTAAGAAAACGTCCATAGCGTTATAGGCTCTAGCCATGACTTCCGGGGGTATCCCTAATCTCATCTCCTGCTGTTTAGGGAAGACTGTCTTATCTTTTATCCCGAACCCTATCCTTGCTTTTTCAAGGTTAAACCCTAAACTGTCATAAGGCGGAGTGTGCATATACCACACGATATTAGAATGTCTCTTAGCTAGTTGGCTCACAGCCCACAAAGAAGCGTTCCAGTTCTTGCGCTTGCAGTTTGTAGCTACCGTGCCAATGACAAACTTATCCTCCCACTTGAGACTTGCCCTTGCCGTTTTACGAGTCTCAGCGTTCGGAGAGTAGATACGACAATCTACCGAATGAGGAATATAATAACTATCAATGCCGTTCTTTTTAAGTTCAGCCTGCCCGAACTTCGACATTGCAATCGGCTTGATGATGTTAGGGCTTTCTTTTAACACCTCTAAGACTCTTGGCGGTATCGGGTCATGGTCAATCGGTATCCATGGCGCCCAGTTTAACTCTTGTGATGTTCCCTTGAGCACCCATACGTCGACTAAAGAAATAAGTAGATCAGCGTTCCAATCTTCATAATCATCCTTTATGTGCATAACGCCATAGCCATCATGCGGAACATTCGGGTATAAGGGGATATCGCCCCAACTGGTTCTTGACCCGCTGAATCCAAAGAAACAGAAGATAGCTACCTCATGCCCTGCTTGCTTTAATTGTTTAGTTACCGATGCAGTTTGTAGCCCATAACCTGAATTACATAATGGACTAGCACTTTGCCATAAAATTCTCATAGTTTCCTTTCTAAAAAGGGGAGAGACCGAAGCCCCTCCCCTTAAAGTCCGATTAACGAATCGGTTTATTGAGCGTCACACAGACGAGCCGCTAACACGTTGTCTAGTGTCTTTACACCACACAGCATATCGATAGACACTACATTCGTCTTGGTTGCCATTGTGTAGTCATAGACTGCACGGCAAGAAAGACCCTTGTAGTTCTCGACAGCCGCTTTAGCTCCACCAATCGGAGGGGCTAAAGGTGCAGTCACCAGAGCAAAGGCGTTCCTGTGGAAAGCCAGGTTAGCAAGGTGGGTGGACTGGAAGGTCACTACAGCGTCATCGTCCTCATCTTGATAAAGCGCAGGACTGACAACACACACCGCAGTAGACACGGTTGCGGTTACACCTGTAGTCACAACGTAGCCATGAGGGTCGCCAGCAATCTTGAGGACATCGCCAGCAGTAACGGTTGCACCACTGGCAAGGGCATCAACAGTTATACTGGTAGCTGCTTTCACGCCTGCCCCTTTCAAGGCACCTGCTAAGTCGCCGACTAATGAAGAGTCTACGGTATGCTCAGAGATGTTCTGATCCATGTAGAAGTCCATCCCCATCACGCGCCCCATAGAGCCTTCTTTCAGAGCCTTCGTGTCACCACGCTTCTCAGCATGTAGAAAAGCGTCCAGAGCAATATATCTGGCTTCAGTTGTTGGGTGAAGCACAGCATATCTTTGGCTCATCGGGACTTTCTGTAAGTTAAGTTGCTCTCGAAGTTGGGCAATGTCGCCTACAACCTGAGTCGTAGCCGTAACATCGGTATGCCCACCTATATCCACATATAAGGCTGCCAATAGCTCGTCCACTCTCTGTGCCATAGCTCTCATCGCCGGGGCAATTAACTGCTCTGAAAAACTCACAACGTCCAGGCTTAGTTCTGAGGTCGTTACTTCAAAGGACACATCCAGATGATTGTCAAGCACTACTTGCACGCTAGACTCAGTAACAGCCTGAGCAGTAGCGGTGTCAGCGAAGGTATCCACAGTAAAGGATGCTGGCTTGCGAATAGTGACTGTTGAACCAACCTTTTGGAATTCCTTTGAGTAAGCCCTATGAACCAAGCTCGCAAGGACTGTCTCATTCTCCAGAGCCATCAAAGCCTCTTTTGCGATGATGCTCGGGGTAATTAGAGTATTACTCACTTAGGGTTTCTCCTGTTAGAGATTTTGTTTAGAGACGGAGACGACCTTTATTACGCCGTCTTTTCTTGCTTTTTCCTCCAGGCGATGTACTGTTCAGGACTCATTTTGTCCCGCTCTTCCATCGTTGGAGTATGTTCGCCTCCAGAGGTAAGGCCAGAATCAGGCATTAAGTCCTCATCTTCCTTTTCCCCCTCACCAGCTTTCTTCTTGCTAGGTTTCCCTATCTTCGCAGCAACTTTCTCAAGTGCCTCTTCATCGGTTATACCGAGGTCTGCTAAGTCCTCGATATTCAGATGATACTTGACGGCGACTTGGGCTACCGTTGCGTCTGCTTTGGCCTTAGCTATAGCCTCTTTGTCGGCTTTTAGCTGTGCCTCGCTCGTTGCCACCTTCCTCTCCCTCTCTTCGATAGCGGTTGCCCTCTGTTCAAGGTCCTGCTTGCGCTGGTAAAGGTTCAAAAGTTGTGGGTCATCTCTCGCCTTGTCGAGTTCTGCTTCGTCAATCTGACGCTGTAGCGCAGTCAACTTCCCTTTTGTTGTTTCCGCATCCTGCCTCAGCGATTCAGACACAGCGTTAGCAGCCTCGAGCTGGTCAGCAAGTTTCTTCTGCTCCCTTCCGGCAGCAGCTTTCGCGTCACTAACCATCTTTGTGACCTGTTGCTCTGTAAAAGTCTTTTCCTTTTTGTCAGAAGTACTCGTAGGCTCGCCTTCAGAAGTCTTCTCGTCCTTTTCGGCTTTCCCAGTTTCGTCCAATGTATAAACCTCCTAGTTTATTGCCTGCTTATGGTGCAGGCTAACCTCTCGACCCTTGTTAAAGTTTTTTGGTTTTTCTTTAATAAGATTTAGACTGTTAAAATAGCCTTTAATAAGCCCGACTTGATGTTTACCTCAGACAAGGTAAAGAAAGCCCATTCTCGTTGATTTTTTAGCCTTAACTTGACAATCAGGCTGTGCTTTGGTATTTTGAATATAGATGGCTATTAAGAAACAGATACTACTTGGTGTTGTTCTTTATGGGTTCTTTGGCTACCTGATAATAGGGACATTTAAGCCTGCGATACTCCTCCCTACTTGGACTCTTGGTGTCTATTTTGCCTTAGCTACGGCAATAGTTATCTGGGCTTGCATAGAGAGGGATTGGAAATTAAGGGGATTAGTAGGGCTCGGAGTCTTGGGCTATGTAGGGGTATGTTTCTTAATCGGGCTACTTCTACTCTGAACACCTATCAGTGCCGTAGGCTTCAACTCATAAGCCCAGCGTATTTATGATGCTCGCCCATGTTTATCACTTGTAAGTGCTTGTAGTGATGCCCCCACCTTACTATAAGCCAGCTTCCATCAGGCTTTTCCAGTAATGCTACATCAAATATCTCATAAGGGTCATAGCCCTCTGGTACATAGTCCAAGCGATGCCGATATTGGCCTCTCTTTATTACCTTTGCCCCTGCCTCCCTAGCTGAACGTACCATATCACTGAAATCTGTGTGAGTTTTTTGACTATAAGTCATCCATTGCTCATGTGGGTCTTCCCAAATAGGACGCTCGGCTGGTGGTATTTCTTTCCCTTCCCCCTCCCATAGTTGTTTTATCATTTCAGCTATTTGTACTGCTGGCGACACGGCCGAATAAGGAATGCCCACACTTGCACCACCTCCACTACCACCGCCACCTCCAAACTTATCACATCTATCACCAAGAGGTTGTAAGCCATAACCCCAATCTTTATTCATTACTGCGTCATTAAGAGCTTTATTGCCACATCTCGCTTCCAATCTCAGGTGTTTAGGAAGATTGTCATAGTATCTGAGCCACCTTTCCTGTTCTACGGTAGGAACTTTCGAGAAATCCCTTTCCTCAGTCCAAATCCCAAGTCTAAGCATAAGGTCATAGAAGTCTCTATGCTCCATCAGCCAGCGGTCATCTGCATACCAAGTACCCTCAAAATCCTCGGGCTTCTTGGAGAAGTCGGTGTACCAGGTAACATAATCGTCAATCAATCCTTCAGGGAACTCCGCTTTGTAAGCATCTATTCTATGCTCATCAGCAACCCATTCTGGATGATTTAGCTTAAATGCTTCTCTGGCTTCGTCTCTGGCTTCATCGTTTGAAATATAATACGGCGAATCCTTGTCTCCGTAACCCTCATACTCCTCACTCAACTCACGGTTTTTAATCTGCAAGTCTAGGACTTTCGGATTGTCCTCTATCAGCTCACGCCCTAACCAGTCTCTCAGAGGGTCATCGTCTAATAACAACCGCCTCACTTCCCAGCTATTACTCCCAAACTCAGCACTCGTGTCAAGATACTTGAAGTAGTTTTCTATTGAGTCTTTAGGGGGTAAATTGAATTCTACCGCTTTACCCGGTATATCCAATTCGTCAATGAGTTTCTTGACCTCGTTGTAAGCCTCTAAGGAATAAATCTTAGCCTGACCCCACAATGCTAACAGAGCGTTATCTTCAGGATGACTTTTCAGCCATTCTTCCCGGGGGTTCTGTTTGAGCTCAGGATGGTCTTTTAAGAACTCAGCCTGGTCTCTTTTGTCCAGTGAATAATACTCCCTGAGTAAAGCCAATGTCTGCCTACTAAAGTTCCCCATATAATACTGAGGGTATTTCTCTTTAATTGCATCTTTATCGGTTGCCTTTTGATATGCCTGCCACTGTAGGAAATACTCCTCAAATGTATCACCCTCTCTAAGGTCAGCGTTTATGTTGATATAACTAGAACTTGGTCGCTCTTGGTAAGTTTCTTTAACCGCTTTCGCTTTGATGACAGATTGCGCCAACTCAGGTATATGATACTTGGGGTCAATATCCTCTGGTTTTATCCCGCTTACTCTAGGTGATATATCGCCATAGAAGTCTTTAGTATCGTATATGTCCTCTTTGTTCACAGAATACGGTAGCGTGTCAGACTGCTTCGGCTGCCCTAACATATCTATAAACTCATCCCAGTAACCTCCACCATAAGTCTGCACACCAACGCCGAACATACCTGGGAGAGCTAATAGACCGCCAGCTAGACCAGCATCAAGGACGGCTTCTATCATATCCTGCACAAACATCGGCACCAACCTTTGAAATGCTTGTTCCCTTACTGATTCAGGCTCCAAAGATAACTCATCACCCATGAAAGTTTCACCACGAAGAATATCACTTGCAAGCCCCATTACAGGCGAGAACTTAGTTCTAGCAAATTGGCTCAAAAGTTGGTCTCTTTGAACTTCGGTAAGTTTGCCAGTAGTTGATGATTTCCTTATCCCTGTAATTAGGTTCACAACTAGCCTGAAATATGGCTGGAAGCCTGCCCAGAAATCAAGGCGGGTATTACCTACTTTAAGTTTTCCAAAATCAGCAGATCGTGGGTCAAGCTCTACACTAGCATCGTCATCGGCTAATACCCATAGAGTAAGTATCGTGCAATTAGTCGCCACAAACGCCACTATATTCTTTGCCATCATCTTGCGTACAGCAGGAGTAGCTCTAACAAATTCCACTGGCACCATTACCCTACTTATTTGATACCTCGGGGAGAAAAGCCCAGCATTGAGAATCGGCCCCAAGCCTTTTAACTTACCTAGACTCCCCCTTCCCGTCATTACATTGATTGCCCTAGCAAGTGAATTGTAATCCTCCCTTGTTTTACCTGTGCCTTCCCATGCCCGACAATAACTAGCGAAGACATCCATTCTTATTTTATTAAGGTAGATAACATAAGCTCTCTCTGAATGCTTTATAAGCGGGATATAGCGAGCTAATCTCGACATAAAGGCTTCTTCCATCTGTGTTAGCTCTTTGGCTATCTCAAATAGTGGGGCAATGTATAGTACATCGTCTAGGCTCTGTGAAAACTCATAATAGGGATTAGCCCTAGTGAGTTCTTCAGTTATTCTAGCGTTCTTCTCGCTGGCAAACGCCTCAACCATAGGCTTCAACGCAGGCATTGTTTGTGGGGCTTGCCCTACAAAAAGCAACGCCCCCTGCCTTAACGGTGCTGACAAGTCCCATGCAGCTAATACTACTCGGGGTAGATTTATTAAGTCTAGAACCATAAACCATGCCTTATGCCCTCGGCTTGTTTTGTCCAAAACTGCTTTGACTAATTCGCTCCCAAACATCTTTTCCAATCGTGCTAACTCGCCTATCGTTGGTATATTCCCTGCAAGTAAATTCGATAAGGCGTTGGCTGTGTTAAATTTGGTAAAATACAGCATATCCGCATCGTTTATCGCATCATATAAAGCCCCAATATCAGCATCGGTCATCTGTAACTCGGGTGGTGCAAAGTCTGACTTCGGTAATTCTCCCTTCAACGCAGCCTTAGACTTATCAAAAGCCTCCTTCCCCCTCGCTGTCTTTAGTATCGCAGCAGCTTTACCTGACCTCTTTGACAATTCCTCATGCTTTAGCTTCTCAGTTGCTTCTCTTATAGGTTCAGCGTTCTTGATAAGGTCGGTTAGTTTCTTGACTACATCTTGTGTCTCTTCAAGATTAGCTTCTTCCTTTACCGCATCAAATATAACCTGCTTAGCAGATGCTTCTGCTTCGGCTTTGGTGGCGTGAACTTTCTTAGGCTTGAATATAGTGCTATGCCAGTCACGGAGTAAGCGTTCACTCATACCCTCAATATGCTTCGTTATACTTTCTTCAGTTGCAGAAATACCAATAGGTAGTTTCTCCCCAGCATCAGCCCTGCGTTTTAGTTCGGTTATCAAATCTTGCTTGATAGTATCTATACTAGCTTCAGGCACAGCTTTGGCGGTTGCTGAAGCCGCCACTTCTGACGGCTTCGTTACTCCTCGTACGCTTGGTACACGAGCTATATCAGCAAGTTTAATACCCTTGCCCTCCATAATATCATTGACAAACACATCGATTCGCACTTTGCCGATACCACCCACATCTTCAACACGCTTCTTTAGATGCCCCCCCAATGCTTCCTCTATCTCACTACTCATATCGTTAATACGGATTTGTAATGCTTGGTCAAACTCCCCTGTTCGCCTTACATAAGCATCCACATCTTTGAGCTTAACTAAAACATCTATATCAGATAATGCTTTTTCTTTACCTGTTGCCCTACTACCGATAAGGTAAGTGTCTTCTATAATGTCTCCTAACCCATACTTGGTTGCTATAGTTCTTGCTTTATCGTTAATATCCTTGAGAATCCTTACCACCTCTGGAGTGATACCTTTGGGAACTTCAACCCCAGCCTCCACTTCCCTCATAGCCTTCTCTAAAGCCTCTTGCCCTTCGGGAGTCTCTAAAATCTTACCAGCAGCTATTATCTTCGCTTGCTCTTCAGGTATGCCTTGTTCCTTTAGCTTCGCCACCCAACCGTCATAGTCCACTTTTAATTCGGGAGACATTGCTTTATGAAACTGACCTACAGCACTTCCCCCACCGATAATCGCAAGAGGGAGAGTAGCTATTGCAGTCCGTATTGTTGTCTCGGGTATTCCTTCAATTAGACTTCGGTTCTCATCGAAGGTCTTAACCGTAGCATCCTGGATAGCACCCTGAACAATCTCCTCGAATATCTCAGCTAACTCTATGTTGGTAACAGTTTTCACCCCTCGCCCAGCTAATGTTCCTATAGTCCGTCTGGCTATTTCCCTTTGAATGTTCCTTCTCAAGCTCTGATAAACACTTGGCATTATAGCCTTCAATACTGGCATACCACCGACAACCTCAACCGATGAAATCACACTGCCGATAGGTACTGAAAGCAGCGTTGCCTCTTCAAATGTCGCCCCACTCATCATTAAGTCGTCCATTAAGTCCTGTGATTGAGCGGGAGTTGTAGCTACCACGCCAGCAGCCAACCCAAGAAATGGATTTTGCGTAGCACCAGTAACTACTATCGTTGTCCCTAAGAAAGCCAATGTGAAGGCAGCAGTATCAGCAGCCACATAAGCCCAATAAGCAGGGTCTTTTAGAATGCTAGGGTCTTCCTGAATTTTCTCAATAGTTCCCCCCTCCCATTCTGGCGGAGGCCTTAATTCGGGATGACTGCCTAACCATTCCTCTTGTTGTCCCTTCAGGTGGAAATACTTTTCCCTGAATTTATCTTGGCGTTGCTGTCTTTCAACCTCTGCCTCTCCTGTGCTTTTTAGTAAGTAATCTAAAGACTCCTGTTCGATTTTAGTGAGTGGCCTTTCCTTTTGTAGTGCTAGAAGTCGCTCTTTGTTCATTTCGGCTATCCCTGCACCTGGGGGACCAGCCAACTCCTTGAACCTTGGCAAGACACCAAGTATGAATTGTTTGCTGGCAAACCAGAAATTTGCCATACCAGAATAGAAAGCGTCCCAAATATCCTTTAACTTGCTTTCTTCCTTATAAGCCGCCGGCGCACCAACAAAGAACTCTGCCAGTTGCTCCTCTGTAGTATCAGGGAAGAGATCCTTTAATATACTCTCAGTCGTCTCGCTTCTGCCTGCTTTATAAATATCGTACAGGAAAGCGTTTTGCTCCTCCTCACTCATAAAGACATAATCAATATAAGCCTCACTTGCTCCCAGTTGCTTAAGTAAATCCTCACTCTCGGTTGTCCTGCCAGCTTCCATTAAATCACTCATAAACCCTTCAGGATCAACATTCAGATAAGCCATAATAGATTCAAGCGTTTCTGTGGGTTCAATCTGCCCATATACAGTTTCAGGATGCTCACCAACCACATCTTCCATCTCCTCATACCCATACTGTTTACCCTCAGGGGAGATATATTTCCAATCTTCGGTTATCTCCCACTTCTCAGGAGTAATCA